TTGCTACTCTACCGTACACGTTAGAGGTTCGTGCAACCAACGAAGCCATTTCATGAATCCCAAGATCTAATGTATCTACGTCTGGAATGGTAATAAAGTATAATGAATCTTTATCTCCAGATGCATACGCTGAAACAACTTCTTCTATTTGAGGACCTATAAATTCTTTTAATAGCTCATTCATTTTTTGCAAAGATTGCAGGTTCATTGTTTACCTATCTAAAGTTGATTTCATCTCGTACTTTAGATTCTATCACAAGGTTGGCTACTTTTGTTCTTATTTTAGCTAAATGTTCTCTTACGGTATTTGGATGTTCAGAAATCTTTTTACTAATTTCACTAGATCTTAAATCATCTATGTAACGCCATTTTAATAGTTGTCTTTCTTGAACGGATAAGAATACAAATGGTTCAGCGCACGTTTCTCCAAGAACCCAAAATTCATTAATGTCTTCTGTAGACAGAAATTCTTCCATTTCCCTTTCTTCTGGTGGTGCTTTGAATCCAACTTGCTTTTCTCCGTTCTCACCATCTTCACCAGATTCATCACTCAAAAGTGGAAAACTCTTTCTTCCTAATTGATCTATTAAAAATGTATCTACGTTTTTCTTAAGCAGGTAAAAGAAATAGCTATATAAGAATCCGACTAAATGGTATTGGTCCTTTTTCTGAATCCTTTCTTTGATACCTAGTGATACACTGAAAGAATGTCATGTCTACTGTTTGTCTTACATCTATCTCTTCACCATAGCGTTTCGCCATGTAAACGATGCCGTCGAAGCACTTCGTTTACGTGTTTGTATCCAGCTTGATTAAGCTTGTTTTTCATCAGGGCAAAACGCACATATGAATCTTTTACAAACAAAGAAGTAAATCTTCTTATGTCATAGTCATTTAAATTATACTTCCCATGATATAACAATGTTGTATACTTTGTTAAGAAGTTGTTGAATACTTTTAACAGCTCTTTCTTAGCTCTTTCATCACCACTTTTAGCCTTGGCTATTAGGGCCTGCATCTCTTCTTCTTCTAAATTATAATATTGTTCCTTGTATGCGGCCATACCTTTTACTTACCTTCCCAAATAGATATCTTGTCTGAGTAAAAGTTTCTGATATCTTCGTAATAAATAACCTGAGGTATTTCCAATTCAGCTGCAAAATTTTTTCCATCAGTTGAATACTTGCTTATTATAAAAGTTAATTTATTAAATTCAGATTCATAATATCTTTTAAATCTTTTTATTTTTGTCATACTTTTTGCGTCAAGGTAACCCTTAATCTCAACCCAGCTTGAATCAACTTGGGTAAAGAAATCTGGAGTGTATCCTTTTGTTCCGCCTTTTTATTGGAAAAGCAAAGACTGTAGGTTCAAAATCAAACTTAATTTTATAAGCCGTTAAGATTCTAGCAAAGTTTGCCTCCCAGTTAGATCGCAAAGTTAAACCTAAATCTTCTCTAAAGCCAGTTTTTGTATGCTGATATGCATTGCCGCGCTTTACCTTAACTAGGTCACTTGTGCTAGACTGATGTAGGTCAGTCTTCAACTTACTAAAATCTGGATGCTGTTTAAGCGGAGAAATTTCCAAAAAATATTCCTCCGGCTTGACAATGTTGAGCTCTTTCATGGTATCCTTTAGATCTAAACTAATCTACTCCATTATAATTTATAAAACATCAAAATACAAAAAAACCTTCGGGTAACCTAACAAAAGAAAACGGAGTAAAAAATGAACACAGTAAGCACCATTATCGATAGCATGTTGATCGAGGTAAATGAGGAAATTATCAGTAGCCTCAATAGCCTTGGATACTCACGTGAAGAAGCTACAAAGGTAGTTAGTGAATTCAGCGAATTCGACCTTGTAGAAGACGCAGCGTTGAATCCAGTATCTGCTTTCTAATTTAAACTAAGTAAACAAAAAAGGACCAGGGTTAATCCCCTGGTCCTTTTGCTATATACGATTAAGCTTTAGCCAATTTCCTAGCCCTAAAGACGCCTGTGTTACAGGCTCCTGATTTTGCAAAGTCGCAGAACGTACATACGCGTTCATTCTTAGTCGGCAGAAATGAGGAGTCGTTTATAATTGAATCTAATATAGATATTAAATTAATTTTAACATTTTCAATATCTTCCTTAGAAAACAAATGACCTTTTCTTCTTCCGTGACCTCAAATAATACAGCTCTGCGTGGATATCCTTGTCTGGATATATTTCATTAACTGCCACGGCATAGATGCCTAGTTGCAAATTAGATGGAATATCTTTAGGTGATATTTCCCATTTGCCAGTCTTGTAGTCAATTATCTTTACGGCATCTGCGCCAAAAGAATCTATTCTATCTATGTATCCAGAAATTAAATAACTTCCAAGTACAAATTTAAAACCATACTCTTTATGGAGTACGTCAAATTTTGTTCCAGCATACTGATCGTAGAACTCATTTATGATTTCATTTCCAGCTTCAATCAATTCATCCTTAATCTTATTATCTGGATCATAGGACACTCTCTGTTCAGAGTATGCTTTTTGAAGTTTATCATAATCTAAAGTTTCTGTTGAGCTTACATTATCTTCTAGTACTGTGTGTACAATATTTCCTAGTACAGCTGCCTCACCAAATAGACGTGGTTCTTTTTGTATGTAGGTATAAAAATATTTTGAAGGACACATTTTATATGTATCTATTCTTGAATAAGAAAAATCAGTTAAAGACAATCTTTCAAAATCACTTACATCTTCTAGATTTCTAATCTCTAGTTTCATTAACTCTCAATCCCATCCCCGTAAGGATTTCTGTTTTCGAATATTAAATTTCCATTTGAATCATACTCATTACCCATCTCATCAATCACATTGCCAGTATAAATGTTCTTATACTTTCCTTCGCCAAATGGAGACCAACCACTAGTACCTAGTTCCATTTGATCATCTTCATTGTGTATCCAAGATACATCCTCATTGTGAGGTAAGGTCATCGTCTCCTCCTTCTGTTAACGCTACAACTGTATTGTTTATAGCATCGATGTTAAAATAGTAACTTAATAAACCATACAAATCTGATAACTCTTCTGCGGTAGCATAAAATCCTGCTACTCCAGATTGGATAAAATAAGTAGGTTGTTCTGTCTTATACTCTATTAATGTTGTGGTGTTTAACACCATTCTTCCAACTTCATCTTTTATCATATTAGTCCTCATCGTATATTATTATAGGATTCCAGTTTGGATCATCCATTTTTTCTCGCATGTCAGCGACGTAGGAATCCCAGTCTCTTTCATCCTCTGTCTTCTTTTCGTATTTGACTTCACCCTTAAATGGATTAGTCTTAAAGCGGGTCATAATGAGTCTACCTTCTTTGGTCTTCCATCTGAGAACACCATTCTTGCAGTCGCAAAAATCTGCAGGATCTGGATCCGTCTTACCCAGTGGATCAAATCTACCACTGCATGAATTGCACTTGGTGTATCTTCCCTTGTCTTGACATCTATTGCATGACGGACAAAACGTCCAGCATGATTTAGTGGTTGGGTTTCTATATGTTCCTGGTAGTGTCATTGTTTAGCTCCGTATGTTTATGTATTTCTGTAATTTTTCTTCTATTTTTAGAGAGGTAGATTTCTTAAATTTAAAAGTAACTTTCTTATTGTTTTCTAAATAAACTAGATAAACATAAGATGGACCGTTAACGTTTTCAATTATATCATAAATACCTTGCACTAGATCAAGACTTGGTGCGTGTTCCATCTCAAGCATAATGGATTTACTTCCTATAGCTCTAGACGTATCTATTTTTTCACTGGAGTTATAGAACATTTTTACAATTGCGGATTCTTCTTCGTTCTCTCTGTTTATGGTTCCAGATACTAAGACCACGTCACCTTCGCTAAAGAAATCATCGCTTATGGTTTTTGATTCTCTAGGAAAAATAATTACTTCTATTTCTCCTGAAAGATCTTCAACTAATAGTCGGAACATCTTCTGTCCCTTTTTAGTTATCATTCTTTTAACAGCAGTTAAAATTCCCCCAACTTTGACATTGGCACCGTTACTGATTTCTAATATGTCTATTATTTCACCAGTTACATTTGGTGCTATCGTAGTCCACATTCCTTCAATCGGATGCTTGGATACATATATTCCTAACTCTGCTTTTTCTTTTTCTAATAATTCTAGTTCTTTTCTTCTAGTTAAATCACCATCTTCTGGAGCTGAAAATAATTCATCAAGAGCACCAGCATAAGCTAGATGTTCCAATGTAGACTTCTTAAGGGTTGCTGGATCACATCTTCTAAAGAAATCATAGATACTTGAATAAGGATTCTTTTCATCTCTGCCAAGAATAATTGATTCAGCTATAGATTCTCCAATTCCATTTATAGCAGACAAACCAAAGATTACCTGTGAATCATTAAGTACATTAAAGTCTTTGCCAGATTTATTTAAAGAAGGAGGCAGTACTTCGATCTCCAACTTCCTACAGTCTGATAAATAAGCCGCCAACTTTTCCTTATTGCCAACGACAGAAGACATAAGTGCAGCCATATACTCTGCTGTATAGTGAGCCTTTAAGTAAGCTGTAATATACGAGACCATCGCATAACTTGCAGCGTGAGCTCTGTTAAACCCGTAACCACCAAAGTATTCAATATCTGAATAAATCTTATTAGCCTTTTCTTCATCTAAATTAGAATTTTCCATACAGCCTTTTACGAATTTAGCTCTAAGCATGGCGATTTTATCCATTAGCTTTTTGCCAATAACTTTTCTTAGGTCATCAGCCTCAGCGGACGTGAACCCAGCTAGCTCTCTAGCTACGCCAAGAACGTCTTCCTGATACAACATAATGCCAAGCGATGGTCCAAGAACTTTTTCTAACTTAGGGTGCTCGTAAGACACATGACTTCTGCCATGCTTTCTGTCAATATATTCTCTGTCCATTCCAGAACCCATTGGACCTGGACGATAAAGAGAAATGAGAGCCATTATATCTTGAATATTTTGCGGCTGCATTTGAACCATAAGTTCACGCATTCCAGCTGATTCCAATTGGAACACTCCCATTGCCTTACCTTGACATAGTAGATCATAAGTTGATCTATCGTCTATTGGTATATCGTTTACATCTAAATCAATTTGTCTATGTTGCTTAAGTAATTTAATACACGTATCGATAACACCTAAGTTTCTTAATCCAAGGAAGTCAATCTTCAACAAACCACATTGCTCTACTCTTCCCATGTCCCATTGAGTTACGACAGGCTTATCTACACCCTTTTGCATTGTGGGTAGATATTCGACTAATGATTCCTTAGATATAACAACTCCAGCTGCGTGGATGCCAGTCTGCCTTACTAAGTTCTCTAAACCAAAAGCTGTATCAATTATCTCTTTTGATTGAGTATCATTTTTGTACAATGTGTTAAACTCTTGAACTTCCATGCATTCTTTTAAAGATTTTGAAACACCAAGTACTGGGGGCGGTATTAGTTTTGCTACTTTATCCCCAGCGGTAAAGTCATAACCTAAAGCTCTGGCTGCGTCTCTAACCGACTGTCTAGCGCCAGTCCTATTAAAAGTGCAGATATGTGCAACTTTATCACTACCATACTTACTTCTAGCATAGTCAATAACTTTATCTCTGTGTCTATCATCAAAGTCTAAGTCAATGTCAGGCATCGACTTTCTTCCTTCAACCAAAAATCTTTCAAACATCAAACCAAACTTAATTGGATCTAAATTTGTAATATCAAATGCATAGGATAAAATACTGCCAGCAGCAGATCCTCTTCCCCATCCAACTCTAATATCATTTTCTTTAGCCCAACGAACTAAGTCGGATACAACCAAGAAGTATTCTGGAAAGCCCATATCCTTGACTACCCTAATTTCATAGTTAGCTCTTTCTATAATGTGGTCAGGCAGTGGGTTACCGTATCTATTCTTTAATCCCTCCCATGCTAATCTTTCAAAGTAGTCAGTTGATGATTCTTTAGTGGGTATAGGAAAGTTTGGAAAATGTATTTCACCAAATTTTAGATTAACATCAACCATATCATTAATGTGCATTGTATTTTTTAAATACTCTTCTGAAAATGTTTTAGCCATTTCATCATAAGACTGAAGATAAAATTGATCTCCAGAAAAAGAAAATCTGTTTGGCGTATGTACATTGCTGTTAGTAGCAACGCAGAGCATTATATCGTGCGCATGAGCATCAGCTTGGTGCACATAGTGACAATCGCCAGATGGAACTATTCTAGCACCGATTGTGTTTGCTATTTTTATTAAATCTGGGATGACTTGTAGTTGCTCATCTATTCCATGGTTTTGTATTTCTATAAAATAGTTTTCTTTTCCTACAATATCTTGCATTGCAGCGGCGTGTTTTAATGCAGTGTTGTAATCGTTTCTTAAAAGAGCCTGAGATACCTCTCCGTTTAAGCAGCCCGATAATACTATTATTCCATCAGAATGCTGAGATATTAATTCATGATCAACTCTAGGTTTTACATAATAACCTTCGGTAAAAGCTCTGGAAGACATCTTGATTATATTATGATAGCCAACATTATTCTTAGCTAATATAGTTATATGATATGGACCTCTTTGTTCCCATTCATTTTTAGATGGGCCAGATCTTTCTTCCTCATCTTTATCAAATCTAGTCTTTCTAGCCTGATATAATTCAGAACCCAAGATTGGCTTAACGCCTATTGAGTTTCCAGCGTCGTAAAAATCTAACCATGAATGTATATTTCCATGATCAGTTGTGGCCAATCCACTCATGCCCAAAGACTTAGCTCTTGATAAGTACTCTTCTACGTTACCATGACCATCCAACATGGAAAACACGGTATGGTTATGTAGGTTAGTCCAGTTTTTCACTTGAGCCCTCTTTTTATATTTATTTGATTTAACACATTTTCTTTATCGCGCCTATAACATACTGTTACTACACCATTGCAGTACTTGCATACTGCTGGTTTGCCATCTTGAGCAAATGCGCTGTTGTACATGTGTCTGTCAGTTTGCTGAGTTCCGCAGTCTGTGCACAAGCCTATTACATCATCGTCTTGCATTATCCATCCTTTCTTGAAGCTGACCTGTAAGCAAAGCGAACTGGAGAAGGAGAAGACTTTTCTTGAGTTTCTATAAACCTATCGCCAACTTTAACCCACTTATTCTTTTTCTCAAGAGAGCAACTTCCACATCCTACGCCAACCGAGTTAGCTCTTTCGCAGGTGTATGGTCTACCGCCAATTCCCAACTCTCTTCTTCGTATCCAATCACTTATATGAGCTTGTGATTTACTTGGATTATAGTCTTCACAATTACTGAGTATCTCGTGTAAATAATTTATAGATTCTTCATTGTAAGTTAAAATTGAACAAAGAAATAATCTAGCTTCATGCTCTAAAAAGTGAGAGTTCTTTGCTTGTTCGTGTAATCTTTTTACAGAGGGACACTTTAACCAGAGTGTTTCTTTTTCAAATACTTTTTGATTTTGATCAAATGTTTTTAGCCCTGAGGAACCAAACTTATTAAAGTGATCTAATATATCTTTTGGTTTGTTTTTTTCTTCTTCCATCTGATAAGTAAACTGCCTATACCATTCATTAGCTGTGAAACTAAAAGACTGTTCAGTGACTTCAAAAGATTGCTCAGTACTTGAATATGAAATAATATTTTCTATACCAGAAACAAATACACTTTTTGGCAGTAGTGTCTTACGCAAATTGGTCGATTGGTGAACCGAACCAGGTAGTCTCCACATTCTTCTCATGTCGTAAACGCTAAAATCCATAGAAGAAATATCTAGATCTTCCTTTAGTTTATTAGCTATGTATCTAAATACTTTAGGTAGCTCATTGGATGGATTAATACCAAGGCCTATTGCCTCACACTCTATATGGAAACCCTTTTTGCCAGTGTAGTAAACCAATAGTGATTCTTCTGGAATATAAGAAGAAAGATACCCGTACAATCTTTGCGCTTCTTCGTAGCAAAGATTCATGTCTTCGCTATCTAGGTCAAAATATAAAGAACCAAGTCTAATAGCCTTATTGAGATCTGTGCTATTGTAATGCCAAACAGAAGTATACAAACCTATATTGTTATATTTTTGCCTATATGAATCTATGTCTTCCATTTCATAAAAGACTGGATCGTTACCGTTTTTATCTCTAATGACCCTATCTAAATTAGGTACGAATCTAGCTACTTCTACATATTTCCACTGTGAAATAAATTTATCTTTATCTAAAGGAAGTTTCATGGTATATGTATTTTACCATTATCCCAATCTATCTGCCAAGCTATTAGTCGTTTATCTTGAGATAAGTTTTCATTATTTGATCTGTAATAAATAGATTCCTTTATCA